GCAAGGGCGATGATGCAGACGGTGTTGTATATCCAGTGCTTGTACTCCGACCACCGGGGATAGGTTGCCGATGCGAGAAGGAACAGGCCGGACAGACAAAGGATCTGGTACATGGCCGAACCCATTGTTTCCGATGTCCCAAGCCAGAGAGAGACAGTCACGTACCCGAGAAGGATTGCCCCGGTGAGGGTGTGGCGAAGCATGAGGAGGGACATGATCGCCAGGCAGACCACACCGAGGCCGAATACCCGACTGTTCCTTATGCTTGACTGTAAATAGGGCATCATGAACAAGGTAACGGAGATGAGCACGGCCACTATCGCGCCTGCTGTCACCTTATCCCTGATGTCGTATCTCGATGAAAAGATCATGTGTCCCCTTAGAATGTCTCGTCAGCCGTCAGTCTCATGTAGTCGGTCGATGCGTTTGACGTGAAATACGCCACCGTCGCCACTTTCCCGTTGCCAATGGCTATGCCGGTGCCTGATGCCTTCTTGATGGTCACGCTCTGACCGGAGTTGTTGAACACGGTGTAGACCCTGCCGGATTCGGACGGGCCAACGATCGTAGCGCCCGATGCCGCATTATAGAGATACAGGATGGCCGCCCGTCTCTCCGTGGCGTTCAGCGTCCACTCATCAGACGCGCCTCCCCAATCCTTCGAGGCGATCTCGACACGGAAGCCGGAAAGGGTCTGGAAGAACCCCTGACGCCAGAAACGCGTGTCTTTACCGATTGTCCCGGTGTTGTTCCTGCCGGGGGCAAAAACCTCTTCCGCGAATGATGCCGCCGCAATACCAAGAATCATGAGAACCACGAGACCGATTGAAACGAATCTTTTCATTGAACCCTCCTTGTTCTGTCCTTTCATGCGTCACCGTTCCGCAACATGCGGTCAAGTGCCGCCATATAATTCCGTACCCCCACCTTTGACAGCAGGAATGTTTCGGCATAATTGCGAAGGGCGTTCGCGCAAAGGTCGCGGGGGTCGATATCCTGGCACACCCCTAAATCCTTGAGGATGTCGGCCAGCACGAGCCGCCCCGGATCGCTTTCAAATACGAGTTGATATCGGGCAAAGAGATCTTTATCCCGGCTCGCGCCCTCAAGCTCCTGTCTCATGACATGCAATCCCTTCCACGTCATTGAGCACCCCCCATCACCTTGCCGAGATTATCAAGGGGTGAACCAGATTCGGGTGCCTTGCCGAGACCGGGGGCCGCCTTCGCCACGTCGAGAAGTCCCTGATTGACCATCTGCGCCTGTAATGCCTGTGCCCTAGCTTCCCGTACCGCCCGCCTCTCGTCGTCGTTCCTGATGCACTTGGCGGGCATACCGTGGGATTCCAGTATCTCTCTGGTGGTTATGTCCGTGTCGATGTTGTCGAGGACTTCCTGTAACAACCCGCCCGTCGGGTCGACCTGTGCAAAAACACCGAGAGAGGACAGCGCCGCATTGATGTTCTGCGTCTTGAACAACCGCTTCTGTGCCTGAGCTAGGGGGCCGACGTAATCGACCTCTATCTTTGCGCCCTGGAATTCATAGATGATGTCGGGGGGGGGCGGGAATGCCCCGTTCTCCGACTCCTTACTGAATACCTGGTCAATGACGGGGTTGAGGAATTCGCTTTGCAGCCTGCCTATCCTCGTACCGAGAACGGCGGCCTTCTCCCCCTGCATCTCGATCACCTGTGTCGCGGTGATGTTGACCTTTTGAAACGCTGCCTGTGACAGGAGCATGAAGAAATCTACGTGAAAATGCTCCTTGATAGCGTTCTGTGTTGCCTGCTCGAACTCAAGGGCGATGGGGATGCCGCGCAATCCCTGGTCGAGGATTTGCGGCACCTGCTCCATGTTCTTGAGATACGTCCTGCCGCCCGCGTTGAGGTTGGCCCTGCCCCTCAAGGACTCCAGCATCGCATAGGGGGGGTCTGATGCCCTGTGGCCGGCCTTGAGGTTGGACAATGCCTGTTGCTGTGCCTTCAGGATATCAACCATTGCAAACCACGACGGGGAACGTCCGTACCACTCGTTGCTGTTTGTCGTCCATCTCCACGTAATTGAGGGAGACACGGGGAAACCAGACTCTCGGATTATCTTCTTCGGGCCTGATTCCAGCATCCAGACGGAGGCGACAGGCATGTTCTTGTTATCCATCTTGCCGGCGTCGTAATCTGCGCGGGGGAATATCGCATGGATAATCTTTCTTTCCGCATAGGGGTGATCTTTCAACGCCTGTATAAAATTCGGGTCAAGCTCCTGAATGGCTTCCTTGCCGAACTTGTCGGCGAGGTCACGGTTTGTTGTGGGCCATACGCGATAGTTCGTATCGATGCGCCCGAACCTGTCCTGCGCTATGAAACACTCACGGAAATGGGGGACGAAGAACACGAGCCGCCCGGTCTTCGGGTCTTCCTCCAGAAAACATGACACGGTACCGACCGCGCCGCCCTGCCGGAAGAACGTCGGGGTTGTCTCATAAAAGTTCGATGCGCGGAAATCGGCATACATGACTTCCTCTACCACCTCCAGCCATTCTTTCACATCGGGCATCTCGTCAATGGATTTGCCGCCCCATTGCCGCATATTGCCCGATGCCCTCATTTGGGGCATCTTGATGGGGAGGGTGAGGGAGAACCACCGTATCGCGGGAGAGACCAGATAGCCATGCAGACCGTCGGCAAGAAGGTTCAGGGCTGATATCGCCGTACCGTCATAGACCGTCTGGCCCGCCTTGACGCCCTGACTGTCCTGCTGGTTGATCTGCATCAGGTCGGGGGCACAGAACTCTATGCACTCGTCAATGGCGCTCTCATATTTCAGCCTGATGCTTTTGAGGTGGTCGAGCCGCTGTATGATGTCCCGCGCCCTGTCGTCGTCCGTGCGGTAATCCGCCACTTATTCGCCCCCCAGGGTCTTGCGCCTCACGTTGGCCTGAGATGTGTCACCCAGTTGACCCGTGACGATGGTCTTGTCCGCACCATATGCCGCCCGCATTTGCTTCTTCTTCTTGATAACGGCGTTCTCTGCGCTATCGTCGGCTTCCTGTACTGCCTCATCGGCTGTGGTTGCCGCTTGCTGTGCCACGGGTGCGGGTGCCACGGGTGCCACGAACGGTTCCGGCTCCGGCGCTTTAGGGGACAGGTCAACCATCCCGAGTGTCAGCACATTGACCAGACTGTTCAAAAAACTACCGCCACCGCCACCCATCATTGCCTCCTTAAACCGAAACGAAGGGGATCGTAGCCCTCCGCTTGCTCTATATTGTTCCTTATTGCGTAGGTCTCAACCGGCATGATACGGGCACAGGATATGCCCGACCTCACCAGATAACGCGTCGCGTCCATGAGGTGATCGTTATCCTTGACGACCTTCCCCTTTTCATCGCGCCTGTAGATACGGAACTCCTCAAGCCATTGTACGAGCGTCTTGAATACCTTGAGTCTACCTGTCACCATGCGCGTGTACACGTCGAACAGACCCGCCTCAACCGTGTTATCAGCTAACGACAGGTCGAGACCAAGACTTATATACTCGTTCAAAAGGCTCTCACCGTCCCTCTGGTTGCTTGCCCTCGATGCGGGGTCGCCTACCCCCGGTATCCATGCGCCACGGTTCTTGATAGCCTGCACGTGAACGGGAGGTTCGGAATGGCCCTTCTTGTATTCTGAGTATAGATAGAGAATGTCGTTCTCCCTGTCCACCGCACCCCATACAGAGGCTGTTGCTTTCCACCCTACATCGAAGCCATACGCGCGGGGCCAGTAGTCGGGGAACTGAAAGGGGTCAACAAGAATGTCGGTCTCTGACACGGGATAAATGGCACCTGAGCCTATAGATGGGATGCCCTTGGAGCGTGCGTCTCTCTGATGAGGAGGAAGGGATGACCATAGCTCGTCCTTGTCCTTCTGTGAGAGGTGCGGGGCATCGTCCCATGTGGCGGATACCATGAACTTGCCTGTTACATTGGGAGCGGAGATTTGTCCCCCTGGCATGAACATGAGAACCGTCTCGCTGATGCCCTCAAGAGGGGTGAAGCCGAGCATGATAAGGCCACCCGTGGTCATCGTCCTGATAACGCACTCGATATAAATATCTGCGGGTGGCTCCTCATCGAGCATGATACAATCCTGCTCGTCACCCTCAAAGGACTTGCGCCCCTGCTTGTATGCCTTAAACGAGAGGGAGGACAGCCCGTCCTCTATACCGTCCGTGTAGTGACGAACCTGAACCGTGCCTATCGCGTCCGGTATGCCGCTGTCGCGCTTGGGGTCAACTATATCGGCCTCGGGGATAAGGCCCGTACCTATCGCGGTGATGGGGCCAAGGAGCTTGCGCTGAATAATGTCGCGTGTGGTCTCTGAGGTGGTGCCTGCCGCCCACGCCCTGATGGGTCTGTCATACCGTCTACCTGTCCACCAGTCGGGGTAATGGCCTGTGAGGTGGAGGGCCAGTTCATAGCCCGTACAGCCCTCAGTCTTGCCTACACGGTTGGCGGCCATGAAACAACGCTCACGGTAGATACGACCGGCATCGAAGAACATCATGTGTTTGGGATACTCGTGGCGCGAGAGAGATCCTTCTTCGGGGTAATAGGTGTAGAGCTTGCGCGTGAGGGTCCGGCGGTACTTCTCCTGCATCAACTCAGCCAGGACAACTTTCTCATCACGTGTAAGGTCGTTCAGACTCACTCGTTGCTCTCTTTCAGCTTGGTCATAAGCTGTTCCAGTTTGCGGTCAATAGCTTCGTCGGATAAACCTTTCACGCCTATGTCCACTTCCTTTCTCTCTGCGGGATAGTCACCACGGAGCTTGTGGGCATCCATACGGGCCTTCTGACGGGTCTGCCAATCAATGACGCTCTCCTGATCGATGACCTGCCCCCGGAACTGGAAGAACTTCGTTTCTTGGGCGTCCAGTTCCCCTTTGAGCTTATCTATGAGATACTCAAAGGTAAGACCGCTTTTCTCTAGTGCCGCCAGACGCTCCCGTTTGATCTCATCGGCCGCTCTCAGTGCCGCTTCGGCGTTCGATGTCATTTCACAAACTCCCTTGATTAAGGTCAGATAAGCGACATTGTGTAAACTCGCCACAATGCGTTATCCCAATAAAATCAAATGGTTGTGCTGACCCTGATGGATTACCCCTTGTGAATGAAAACTGTATTACATCTAAGTGGTTGAAATCATTCAACATGGGTTTGTCTGGCCTTGTCATTATAATGATCCTTCGTCGCCTCGCCGCTTTGCCTCTTTCGATGCACTGATAGCCCGTTAAAAAGCCTCAATCTACAAACACACAAACTGTCATGGCCTCGCCCCCGCGTACTACCCCACTGCGACAGCCGCACCGCGAGAAGCGACTGCCAGGTTTACGTTAAAAAGTTCCCTGTTTTGTCCGTTACCCCGGATTGTCGGGCGATCGGGCCGCCGGGCGTCAGCGGCTGTGTGTTCTCTCGTCATGTTTAAAGGATATTCGATATCTGACAAATATGACAGTTGCAATAGGGGTACAAAATGGGGTTGCTAATTATGATAGGTTTTTGAGATACTTTTGCCACCAAACCCTAAACACTTTCTCGTCCAGATAGGGTTTGTTTGACGGCTGCTGGAGGATCGGCAACCCATATTTGATGCGCCATCGCCGTACTTTTCTCCACGCCAGGCTGTGATCCATCGATAGTGCTATATATGGTCGCAAATACGATATAATGGCTTTGCGTCCTACGTGCCAGGCTCTGGTCATTTCCTCCTCCAATCCACCACTCCCGCGATGATAAACGCCACCACCACCGGCACGATCACCCACAGCCAACCAAGCAGGGTAATGCCGTCAATGCTTGAGCAGGTCGGGCTCATTAATTGCCCTCCAATAGGGCGGCCGTTAACAATAAGGTCCCACCGGCAACAAAGGCCACCATCCCTACGCCTAATGCAACGTCCTGTACCCTGTCGGTCATATAACGATGGTCTACTATGTGTTCTATCCCCACATTTACGAACAGTACACCCACCGCTACAACCGCCAGCAGGAGTAGCGTCATTCCAATAATGCCTATCACGGTAACTATGTCTTTTTTAATCATCTCCTCCACCTCCCCACCAGCAACATCGCCCCGCCCATCAGTACGACACACAGGGCGACCGCCAACACTATCAGGCACGATTCGAGCATGGCTAGTTCATTGTCCATGAGACCCCCCTGAAAAATAATTTTATTTTTTTATTAATGTCTACCCCCTTTCGGTCCCGCCTTTTCTTTGTCGGGGTCACTTGCATATCGCATCTACCGCCCGTTGCAACCACACAATAGCCATCCCTGTCCACAGCATGACGAGTGGCTTCCAGAACGAAGTCACGCCTTGACCTCCATCCCCTTGTGCAACAGGTATTGCACTTGCCACGCGACGGGCCGGTATTCCGGTTCTGCCAGTTGTACGATTTTTGCGTACAACTCATCAGGGATATACAGCGCCAGGTTCGGACAATGTTTG